CGGCATCGAAATGCCCATGAGCTTGATCACTGTGAAAGAATCCAAAGCTGGAAGTTTAATTCAGGTGGCTCCTGAATACAACAAGCTCAAGAACAAGTATCAACTCATGTGGGATCAGAAAGATTGCGAAGGCTATTTAAAAACAGCCGCGGTTATACAAGTGTATGTGGATCAAAGTATCAGCACCAACACATTTTATTCACCAAAGCATTTTCCAGATAGAAAGGTACCGTCGACATTGATTGCTAAAAATTTAATGTTGTTCCATAAATGGGGCGGAAAAACTTTTTATTATAGCCTTATTGATAAGCAGGGTTCAAAAGGTCAGGACGAACCAGTGGAAGCTGGTCAATTGGAAGTAATTGACTTTGATGATCAAGAAGATTGCGAAAGTTGTAAGCTATAAAAATACAAGAACAAAAAACAAGGAAAATAATATGAGTCAAGCGCAATACAATTTAAAAACCAAAACAGACTACCTCAATCGCAAGATGTTTTTGGACCCAGCAGGACCGGTCACGATCCAACGATTTGAAGAAGTCAAATACAACAAGATTGTAAAGTTTGAACAGGAAGCTAGAGGATTTTTCTGGGTGCCAGAAGAGATCTCATTGACCAAGGATGCCAACGACTTCAAAGAGGCCACTGATACAGTGCGCCATATCTTTACTTCAAACCTGTTGCGTCAGACTGCCTTGGATAGTCTACAAGGTCGTGGTCCCACACAGGTGTTTACACCAGTGGTATCCATTCCTGAACTGGAAGCACTCATGTACAACTGGGGATTCTTTGAAACCAACATACACAGTCGTAGCTATAGCCATATCATTCGCAACATCTACAATGTGCCCAAGGAAGAATTCAACAAGATCCATGAGACTAAAGAAATTGTTGATATGGCTTCGACTATTGGACTCTACTATGATCGCCTACACATGATCAACTGCCGCAAGGAATTGTTAGAAGAGTTTGATGAGCAACTTCACATCAATGCCATCTGGTTGGCCTTGAATGCCAGCTATGGTCTTGAAGCATTCCGCTTCATGGTATCTTTTGCTACAAGTTTAGCCATGGTAGAGAATCGTATCTTTATCGGCAACGGCAACATCATCAGCCTGATCCTGCAGGACGAAATCCTACACAAGGACTGGACTGCCTGGATCATCAATCAAGTGGTCAAAGAAGATCCACGCTTTGCCCGCGCCAAGCGCGAGTGCGAAGACGAAGTGTATAACATGTATCTAGACGTGATCCGTGAGGAAAAGGCCTGGGCTGACTACTTGTTCCAAAAAGGACCGGTGATTGGCCTCAACGCACAGATCCTCAAGGACTTTGTGGACTATACCGCTGCTAACGCACTCAAAGAGATTGGTGTCAAGTATCAAACTCCTGCTCCTAAGACAACACCTATTCCATGGTTCAACAAACATACGAATTTGTCTAATAAACAGTCTGCATTACAAGAAACTGAGTCTACGAACTATGTTATCGGGCTAATGAGCGACACGCTGGACTACGACGCACTACCCAGTTTATAAAACATCAAGGAGAATATTATGAAAGCTACTGTATGGAGCAAGGACGCCTGCCCTTTTTGTGTTCAGGCCAAAGCATTGCTGACACAAAAAGGCATTGAATACGAAGAGCGTAACATTACCGAAGGCACTTGGACCCGAGAACAACTATTAGAAGCTGTGCCTACCGCAAGAACCTTGCCACAGATCTTCTTGGACGATAACTACATTGGCGGTTTTACAGAACTGCGACGACATTTACAAGGATAACATGAACATAGAACTAGATCGGGTTTATACATTTAAACTGACCAATGCTGACGAAGTAGTGGCCAAAGTGGTAGCTGTAACAGATGATGCATACGAAGTGGCTCAGCCACTCAGTGCCGTGCCTACTGAAAAAGGACTACAGCTGATCTACACAGTATTCACTGGTAATCCCAAGGAAAATGCCACTATAAATAAAACAGCGGTGGCCATGGTGTGCCAGGTACGTGAGGAAGTTGGCGACCACTACCTAGAGGCTACAACTGGTCTCAAACCGGTACGCAAGCCATCAATCATAATGGGATAAACAATGCCAGGAGTACAGCGACTCGGAGATGCTAACGAAGTAGGAGGCACCATCTACAAAGGTGATACTTCTGTGTTGGTTGACGATCGTCCCATAGCTGTGTTTGGTTCTCCGGTAACTGCTCATCCATGCTGTGGCGCCAATGGTTGCCCACCCCTACACTGTAATGCCAAGACCGTGGCACAAAATCCAGATGTGTTGGTTAATGACAAGCCTGTGGTGGTCACAGGAGATACAGATACATGCGGGCACAAGCGTTCTGGTGGCAGCCAATCGGTCATCATAGGCTAACATGGTACAGGGAATCTTAACACCCCTACAGTTGATAGCAGGCCAAAGCCTGTTGCAGAACAGTGGTATTGGCGTAGCACCTGCCCTTGTGGCAAGTGAACAGGCCTACAGCAATACACCAACTATGTCGGCCTTTTTCCAGGCCCTGAGCGCCACTGGCAATACCTACGGTCTACCTACTCTGGCAGCCAACTCAACACCAGCATTCAGCGACAGCGTTCCTTATGCCTATGAAAGTTTAGGCCCACAGATGATACCGGTCATCACAGCCAAGGCCACATATGATGCCGGTTCTGGTGACATCAGCAAGTTTGTACAGGCCCTGGGAGTGGTACAGGGCTACACCGAAACCACCAATCAGTTTATTAACAGTGCAGTCAACAGCCAGACCTATTTGGCCGACACTTTTACCACGACTAACGATGCTATATCAGCCGATGTCACAGAAATAAACTTAGCCACTCAGGCCTTCGCCACTGACTTGGCCAATCTGGGCTACCTGATTAATCTGGCCAATCTAGGAAATCTTGGCAGTCCCTTGGCTCTGATACAGCAGATATATTCGGTGACCGGTGCCATACCCAGTGTTAGTGTGGTGTTTGTGGCTGCAGGCGTGCCCACTGATGTGGTCTTGAACCTGACCAATCCCACCGCTAGTGTCAGTGACAGTGTACAGCGACTCATGTACGTGGCCATGACACAGATCACCGGTGTAGGTCTACAGCAGATCCTGCAGGTACTGGGTGTGAAGACCACAGGCATAAACACCATGGCTGACTTGTTGAATCCGGTCATGTTGTTTCCTAACAGTTTCCAAAGTATGACAGTTCCTACAGCCCAGGGACCTCAGGCCATTTATCTAAATAGCTCTGGATCAGTCAATACCGCACTGGAATCACAGTTGCCAGTTTATGTTATAAGTAGCCTAGTATGATAGCATACGATCGCCTGCAACAGATTATTCCGGCTGATCAAGCCTTGGCCAACAAGGCCTTGAGTGTGAGTCTGGCACAGATAACCAATATATCGGCCTTGACACTACCAGCTCTGGCATCAGCTGTGGGCAACATAGAAACCACACGCGACCTGCCCTTGATTTCAAGTCTGACCACAGCAGTACCGCCCGGGGTGGCTGCCTACTACAATACCTTGGCCACCGGTACCGGAGAGAATGGCACTATACAGGTGGTAGACGCCATTGGTCTGGCATCTGGTTGGGTTGCTACCAGTGCTTTTGGACAGACTGTGGCACTGTACGGCAACATGAACATGACAGAACTGACCACGGTGTATCAGACCATGGCCAATGCAGCTTCTGGCAACTACGGTTTAGTAGATTCTGGACCGCTAACTATACCGGGTGGATTGCCTTGTGCTGGTATCTACACGGGCAATGCTGTAGTGGATTCACAGACCGGTAACATCACAGGTTACAATCCAACTGCCTTGGATGGTGCCATGGGTTGCTTGGTACCCAGCGCCAATGTGGCCATAATGAATCTAGAAACCAACTATCCTACTCAGTGCGCTGAACTCAATACCTTGTGGAACGGTATGGCCAATCAAGTTGTTACCGAGAATACATTACAAAATACTGTACATCTAAACTATGCCAATCTGCAGGCACATAGCACCACTTCGATCTACAGTTTTATCTACAGCCTGCCCAGTTATGGGACGCAGACTGAAAATGGAGGCCTGGCACAGATGTTGGAAAACATGTCAGATCTGTCTACGCAGGGTGGCCAGGCAGTAGTTGCCACACTGAGACAAGGTCGCAACGTGGCTGCCTTGAGTGCCACCGGAATACCCAATAATCTTACCATACCGGTGGATCCAGCTATGCCGCCACCACAGGCTAATCTCATACCCAGCACCTATACTCAAGCCGAAGCGGCCAACATTATTACCCCTTAAACGCTGTTGTTTTTAGGCAACATCAATTGGTTGACCCAAAAAGGCTCTTTTGTTATACTATTGTTATAGTGATAATAAAGGAGTCGACATGTTTGAAACTGCAATCGATCAATTGGTTAAAGTTACTCTTATCAACGAACCAGTCAAGACTGAGTTCTACAATGGCACCTTGTTTGTTCGCAAGATCAACGAAAAGCAAGCTCGTGCCGTGTTTCACCGACTCAGCAAGACCTTTGGATTAGGCTCGGTAATTGTAAGTCCAATTGGCGATACTGGCGAATATGCTTACGACATCATTGCCGACCAGGCCACCGAGGAACTTAGTCCTTTTGCAACAGTAAACTCCTAAGGAGACATCATGGTCAATTGGGTATTGGTTTTCTTCATAGCAGGTCAACCACAAGACTATCGCATACACACGGCTTATAACAAGCAAGAAAACTGTGTCACAGCCCAGGAACACTACCGTGGGATTTTTACAACAACCGGAAGCAAGTTGCAGGCTGAATGCAGACCCCGCAATCAAATACAGGTTGGTCGCCCTACTAGCATAGCATACAAACACTACGTTCTAGAGAACTAAAACGGTTGACCAAAAATCGCCAATTTGTTATAATATTATTATAGTAAATTAAAGGAGCAGGCAATGAGTCAAGATCACTTAGCAGATTTGTCAGTAGAAGAGCTACAGAGTTATTTGAGCGATTTCCACAAGGATTTCTACGGCTTCCGTCCACGCGGTGTTTATACACCGGCCGAGTGGCAAGATCGTACCGTGCTGTCTCGTGCTATCAATCAGATCCATGATGCTATGGATCGTATGAAAGCAACTCCAGAAGGTCGCAAAGAATTGCGTAGCGCCGGTTGGGTGATTGATGAACCCGAGGATATCATTGATCCTGAAGAGTATGCCAACTGGTCTGCTGACCAAGATGCTGTCTACTATGGAGCATGATATGATCAGTGAATCACATAAATGTAGCGTATGCAGTTGTGACTATACTGACGACGAAGGCGGCGTACAAGGTCACTTTGGTATTTTACCTGTGAGTTTTTGTCCAACCTGTTTCAGTTGCATGTGTGATATGGCCAGTCAGTTTATCACCGAGGAAGAAGAATAATGGATTCCAAGAAACTGTACAACATCAAGATGACCTTGAGCCCCCGAGACATCATGACCTTTGTATCGGGCTTGCATGATGTACAAATGGACATGATCGAAACTGTGGTCATGCGCAAAGAGCGTGAGGGTTTTCCAGAAGCCTCTGCAGTGATACAGCACATCCGGAATCTGAAATGAAACATTCGTTCCGTATGTGGTGTCAAGAAAAATGGTTCGAACACAAGGACGAACTAGAAGCTTTTGGTCAGCCTTTATCCTATACTTCACGACAATACTTTGAACGCTACAAGTACTGGTTAAAGCGAGAGTATAAACATCAACAGAGTATCAGTAAATAACATGACGATAGACTATACAGCAGAACAATTTAACGAGATCAAAGTGGCCGCAGACTGGATCAGAGACCTTGAAAGTAGTGATAGTCGGTTGCACAAAGAATCTGTGATCGAGAAGGCCCTGATGGCGGCAAAACTGGGCAGTGCCAATGCTCAATGCTTTCTGTTCAACTGCTATCAGGCCTACAATCCTTACTACGTGTTTGGTGTCAAAAAGGTTCCAGAGACCAAAGACCTGGAAGGTCGGCCCAATCCTTGGCCCAAGTTCTGGGCCATGTTGGAAGGCTTGCGCACTCGTAGTCTTACTGGGCACAATGCCAAGACTGCTATCGAGTTTATGAGCGAGCAGTTTGACTCGACTGAATGGAACGGCCTGTGTCGTCGAGTTATTATCAAAGATCTACGTTGTGGCATTAGTGAAAAAACTCTAAACAAGGTGTTGGAAAATACCGAATGGCGTATTCCGGTATTCACTTGCCAACTGGCCACTGATTCGGAAAAGCACACAGCCAAGATGACCGGCCCTAAACGCATTGAACAGAAGTTAGATGGTGTGCGTGTGCTGGCTGTGATAACCAAGACCACTGTAAATCTCTACAGCCGCAACGGCAAACCGTTTGAAAACTTTCCACACATTGTAGAATCACTTGAAAATATCAAAAACAAGTTTGCCAAGATATTCCAACTGAATCCACACGGTTTTGTATTGGATGGCGAAATCATCGGCGAAAGTTTTCAAGCCTTGATGAAACAAGCACAGCGCAAGACGGATGTTGAAACAACAGGCATGACATACAGTGTGTTTGATATTCTGACATTGGCCGACTTTGAACGAGGGTTTAGTAATCTTCAGCAATATAAACGTTTAGAAACCTTAGAAGGGTATCGTGCGGTATTTGACTCAACCGACTGTGTGCGTTTAATGGACGGTATTACTGTGGACTTGGACACAGCCGAAGGACACGACGTCATGCGTCGCTATGCTGAAGATGCAGTGGCTTTAGGATTTGAAGGTATCATGATC